TCATCCCCGTAGACTGAAAAGTCTGTAGGGTCATCATTACAATGCAGTAAGACCGATCTGCAAATCGCACTAAAAATCAGCGATTGTAGAGGGAAACAAAAACCATTACCCATAGAACAAAACTTATGGTACGTTTTAACTGTACCGTCAGTTGGATCCTTATACCTTTTGGAGCGAATTGCATCTAGCAACTCAAACCATTTGGGCGGAAGGAGTTCGCGAACAGTCTCGATACTGATTGTATCAGAGGCCGCAGCGAGGTCTATTGTACAGTACGGGTTAAACCCTGGTATGGAGCCGGCTCTTGCGAGCTGGCGATTCACACCTTGGTCTTGTAGATCTATGTTAGCTCGGCGTTTAAGCCTGGCTCGCATAAAATTATCTACGCCCTTCTGTAAATATCCGTTTAGGATAGGTTCGATCGCGATCCCCCGATGGGTTCTCGCAGTTTTAGGTACAAAGTCTATTTTATTATAGGTAGTACTTAACACTCGCTCGCCGACAGTCCTAATAAATCTACTAGGATCCAGGCAAAAATATCGCGTCCCACTATCTTTCAATAGTGCTTCACGTACCTGGGCATTGTGCCATAGGGCGGCTGTTGCATACGGTTGAGCTGCTGGAGAACATGTCCAATCTTTTGCGTAAAGTTTTCGCGCAAGATTGGTCTTATTACCATGTACTCCAATAGCAGCTCCTTCCGGAAAACTACACAAAGAGGAGATAACGTCCATATCGGGTTCATGACCCAACACAGTTGCTATAAACCCCCGGGCACTATGCTTAAATTCAGCATAGTGATCCCAACGCTTAAGCTTCTCGCGAAGCTGAAGGCGCAGATTTACCCTTTTGCAGCGATGTTCTGCCGCGATAAACTTCTTGTATGCCGTTTTCTCAGGACTGAGTCCTGGAAGCTGGTTACGTGAGAAGGGGTATTTCTTAATAAGTGCAGCTAACTGAGCTTCGGCAAAATAAGACGCCGGTGTCACATACAACTGTGGTGACACACGCTCACTCCAATCCAGCAACTTATCGTATGACCTGCTGCGAAGCAGGCCAGTCAGATAAGGAACTGAAGGGGAAGCGGTAGCTATTAGCGCCCGCGACAATATCTTGGAATAGATATCATCCGGGTTCTGGGCCAGAGTTAGTTTAACTCGAACCTTTCCGTTTTTAGGTGATGACATTCGTCGGACTCCTTGGAACTTGCTTTACATGAAGTGATGGGCGTAGTTTTGCCCTCCACTGTAATTGTCTTACCGTCAGGTCCTTCCGTATACGAGAGCTTACCGCTCGCGCATGCCGGAATTGCCAACAGAGATAACGCAATTGCCGACCTCACAGCTCTTTTAAGCTGTTTGGTCGACATCACGCTTCTCCACTAAGGCCGTCATTAGGGTAGAATTACCGCCCAATGACGCTATCTTAGCTAAAAATGACGTACGGCTAGCCGTAGTCATACCTACCGGGACGTTTACAATCCCGTCAAATAATGCATCGCCTAGGCGAGTTCCATCATCGTCGAATGCAGCAACAACTAGTCGCGCTTTTACGCGATTTCGAGGGTTACTAGAGCCAGATTTGATTGGGTAGCGGACTAAGTCCAAATACTCAGGCGAATCTGCATCATGGGCGTCTCCGTTGTAACGGATTCCTTCCACATTGCTCAGTTGTATATCCTTGTCAAAGGTGTTGGTGTCAATCGTAATAGTAGACATATTAATGTCTCCTTAGGTTGGTATCAGCAGAATTGCTGTGGTGGCCATATGGCCGTGTGTACGACGTACTGCTATATCTTAGAACTCAGAACTTGAGTAATGAGACTAGCGACATCGATCAAGCGCTTTAACCCTAAATCACCATCAAAGATGGTAGGTTTGGATGATAAGCCGATCTGTGTACGTACGATACGCGATTTGAGGACTGTTTCCAGTTCCTCAGTGGAGGTGCCGGGTGTAGCTAGGGACCAAATGGACCCATCTATAGATGACATAGAACCGTCAGCCGTAGTTTTCGCTATATCCTTTGTGGTACTCCACCGTGCATAAACTTTTACACCCGTCTTCGGCACAATAGCCTGATAATAATCAGTCAGGTTGTGCGCCCAGTCGGTAAGAAACGATAAGGGAATCGCTTCCCATAATGCCAAGGGCAACTGCTTAAGTTCGACACCAAAAGTGTCACGGCAGTCAGCCGAGTACAATACGCCAGCTCTCACTTGTTGAGTACGAATCGTGGTGATATCTTTTTCAAGATCCATCAAGTTCGTTGAGTTCCACGTTGTGGATACCTCATGACTCTCCTCGTGAAAACCTCTAGCAGTCTTTCGATCTACTTGAAGGGCGAGTGATTGGATAGCTTTTACCGCATCGGCTACATCCATCTGCATGGGAACGATTCCATACCGATAGGATAGCCAATTTGCTGATATGAAATCAGCAGTGGTGAGGGCACCGTCCATGAACTTCTCGATGTATTGAGGATCATGGCCGCGGAGCTTTGGAGGAAGTGCAAGCTGCTTCTTTCGAAGTTTGAGTGCATTTTTACGCTGTTTTTTAGCGTTCCTTTGGGCTCGTTGTACGGTATTTGCAATAGATCTAAGGGGATTACGCATAAAGCGCATGGTCTCCCGCAGTTCAGCAATGAAAGTTAAGGAATAAAATTCCGGGCTTTCAATATTAGCTTCAGCTGCAGTTCCTGCTAATGTTAGCAGACGATCCATATCCATCAAATGATCAGTGGCAAGGTGAGTCGCACGCCCAAGGGCCCATGAAGGGCCCCCGAGCAAATACTGCCCACCTGTATAAGTATACACATTTTTGTTTCCGCCACCTACGTCCTTCTCAAGGATTGTAGTCGTGGCTTCAACATTTTTGATATACTTATTACTTACCATTGGTTTGTTGAAAATTTCCCCTGCCTTACTACGTTTTACGAAATTAGAACTGACATAGTCAGTCATATTTTCGTACGTGCCGTTAATATCGGGGCGTTCACTAACACTCTCCACGCTTGTTCCATCCCAATTAAGGGCTAGATAAGTCGTAGGAAGTGCGGTGTAACCTCCGCGTTCACGGAAGCGTACATAGTTTGGCATTTTAAATCTCCTCGCTATAAAGCTAGGTGTGTTTATGGGGACACAGAGCCGTTAAGCCTGTGCCAG